CTTGATGGATCCTGAGGCCATAATACCTTGTGCCAGGCCATGGCAATCCATCCCATCTCACAAGTGATCACCTCCCCCGTCTCCGGGTTGCAAGCCACCACGTAGCGCACCTGACGTCCCAGTCGGTCGCGGACGACAGCACCGTTGGGGTACTGCTGCTGGAAAGCGGGGTCGTTGCCGTCAAGCATGGTCTCTCCGTGGTGGTGGTGAATGGGTGCCGGAGGGTGTAAGTCGCCCATCGTCCCCGATAGAAGAACCTCCGGCCCTTGTATCCTAAGCCGCTGCCGTTTCCAAAGCCAGCACGGCAAGCTAGGGAAACGCAACACGGCAGCCATGCCCCTTGATCTGCGTGCCTTCCTGACGCTTCACGCCACCGTCAGTGCCCGCGACGAAGAGGCCACCCGCCAGGTGCTCCGCGACGTGGCCCTCAACATGGAACGCCGTGCTGCTCACAAGGTCGTCGGGATGCTGGAGCGATCCATCAGCCTTGGTGCTCGGGTCTGGCTGCAGAAGCTGGCCTGAAACCATGGCTGAACGCACGTTTCAATGCAGGCGCAACCAAACCTGCAGGGCATGGATCGAGGAAAGCGCCATTGAATGGCACGACAAGAACGGTCGTCGAAGGCCATTCTGCGCCCCTGGCATGTGCCCAAACGGCAAGCGCAGCGACACTTCCGACGAACTGCTGGCCCTTCAGCTTGATGCCCGCAGGCTGAGGGCCGAGGCCAGGGATGCCAAGGCCTCAGCGGAACGAGCCCTGGCCAAGCTCGAAACGGTGCAGGATGCCCTGACCACGGCCCTAGAGATCAGAGATATTTTTGATCAGGGCACCATTGAACCACCAGCAGATCCCCAAAGGGAGGAAGCAGCACCGATCCTGATGATCAGCGACATCCACTGCGGCATGATCGTGAAGCCATCAGCGGTGAACGAACTCAACGAGTTCAACCCTGACATTTTTGATGATCGACTGGATGCGGTGTTCCGCAATGCCCTCAAGATCATCAATGGCCAGCGCAACACCATGACCATCCGTGAAGGTGTGGTATGGCTTGGCGGGGACATGATTGAAGGGGAGCTGCACAACGATGCCGTGCAGAATCAAACCCTGACCACCACGCAGCAGATCGTTCGCTGTCAGTTGGCCCTGGTGCGGGGCTTTGATTACCTGCTGGCCCATTCTGATTTGGAACGGATCATGGTGCCCTGCAATGTGGGCAACCATGACAGGACGACCAAGAAGCAGCAGAGCAACGCTACGGAAAACAGCTTTGCTCACTTGATGTATCACAACCTCAGGAGGCACTACAGAGAGCAACCGCGCCTGGTATGGCAAATCGCTGATGCCGACTGCCTTTACCTAGACATTTATGACAAGCGGATCAGATTCTTCCACGGCGATTCGGTGAAGTACAACGGTGGCGCTGCTGGCCCGCTGTGGAACGTGGACAAGCATGTAAAGAACCTCGATCAGAGTATCCCAGCCCACAACACCTTCCATGGTCACTTTCATACCCTCAGCTTCGGTAGGGCCACCGGCAATGGCAGCCTGCCAGGTTGCGCACCCTACGGGCACCGCCAGGGCTATCGACCCGAACAACCGCAGCAGGGCATGAGGTTCTTGCACAGCAACTTGGGTTTCGTTGGTTCATTCCCGGTCTTAACCGAGTAACTCATGTCCTATCGGATTGAAGGATCAGAGCTTATCTCCAAACGTGTCACCAAAAACAGCTTCAGACGCGAAATCATCAATGCCTGGGACGGCTGCTGCGCCTACTGCGGCTGCCAACCCGAGAAGGTGACGCTGGATCATGTGGTGCCCAAGGCACGGGGCGGGACCACGGAGCGAGCCAACCTGGTGCCGGCCTGCGCAGGCTGCAACGGGTCCAAAAACCACTGTGATGTCTGGACCTGGTACGGATCCCAGCCGTTCTTCTGCGCTGAGAAGGCAGCCAAGATCAGTAGCTGGCTGTCGCCCCTCACTTCATCTTCTTGCGTCCACCCTTAGATGCCTTGGCCTTGACCGAAAGGCCAATCGCCACCGCCTGCTTCTGGCTCTTAACCACTGGGCCCTTGGCCATGCCGCTGTTCAGGGTGCCTGCCTTCCATTCCTTCATCACCTTGCCCATGGCCTTGGCGCCCTTGGTCATTTTCATTGCTTTGGCCATGGATGCACCGATCACTACCTGAGGTTTCCCGGAAACCTGCAGCAGATCGTGCGGCGCCATGGCAATCCCCACCCTTAACAACCTGTGGCGGACCACCACCAAGGATGACCGCGAGTTGATCCGGGGCTATGCGGGCTGGCCCCTGTCGGTGTCAAACCTGACGGAGCTGACGGCGATTCTTAACCGGGTGGCGATCACCTCCACCGCTGCTGTTGTGCAGGTGCAGAAATGGATCGACGAAATCGAGAACTTGGAGAGCGACTACGCCGACCAGGTGGAGAGCGGGACCGCGCATCTGGGCAATGCAGCAAGCTACGAAGGCCCCGCCCCAGGCACAACCTTGACCCGCGACGACATCAAGCGCAAGGCGGATGTTCTGGAGTGGGACACCAGCCTGCTTCAGGTGAAATACCAATCGGGCGGCGCTGGTGGGACGGCAGGCGCCGTGCTCGGCGGTCGTTTGGCCGACTTAAAAGGCCGGATCTTCCAGACCCTCGGGATTCAGCCGGTCGTCGGCGGCGGCGTCACGCAGTTGGTTCGTAGCTGATGGCCACCGACTTCGCCGAATACGCCAATCTGCGGATGCTCTGGACACCGCCTGGCACTATCACCACCTTCCGGTCTGGGGTGCCTGCTGCTGGCCCTGCCGTGGTGGTCGAGGCCTTCGCCAAGAGCCAGGGCCGCAGCGAGCAGGATCTACCTGGCGTTAAGGCTGGGTCGCTGATCCTGGAGGGCTACATCACCCGCTGGGCCCTGCTGGGCAATGCCAGCTGGCTGGTGGCCAGTGCCTCGCTGAGCTGGACCGATACCGGCTACCGGCCTGCCGGGATGCTGCCTGGCGCTGAAGGCAAGGCAATCTTGACCGACCTGACGGTGCTGCCGACGTTGGCCGATGGTGCGGAACAGGGTCAGCTCCGCATCCTCGAACTGGGCCAGCCGTTTGGTGTTGGTGGCATCGGGGCGGAAGTACGCGAGGCCCTGGGTGACAAGTTCAAGGCGGCCCTTTCCACTGCAATCTGAACCATGAGCATCAAGGTTGAAACCACGGTCAGAGGCCCGGGCCCTGGCGAGATGAATCAGATGCTGCAGAAGATCGCTCGCGGCACCTTTACCGAGCTGTTTGGCCGCTATCAGGCATCCTTCAATCCTTCCGCCTGGCCCTGGCCACGGGAGACACGCCGACGGGTTGGCACGGTCGGCAGTCCGCGCAACATCGTGGACATCGGCACCTTGCGGCAAAGCGGCACCTACGGATTTCCCGATCCGTTCACCATGGAGGCCAGCTGGAGCGCCAACTACGCTACCGCCGTTCACGAAGGGGCCCGCCTGCGCAATGGCACCATCCTCCCCGCCAGGCCCTGGACTGATGCGGTCAACGGCACAGTGCAGGCTCCGGGGATCCCAGCGTTCCCGCTGGGTGAGAAGCTTCGGGCTCGCATCCTTGAGGCCGTGGCCGGAACCTAAGCCGGAAACCTAAGTTGTTCGGTCAGGCTGACCATGCCCCTTCCCTTTGTCACCGCTCCTGAAGTCAAGGTCGAGGACGTGGGGGACGAAACCACCGGCATCCTGCAGTTCCCGGTCTTCAATGCCCTGCTGACCGGCGAGCGGATCCTGCTCGATCAGATCAACTACCAGTCCACCGTCACCGAACAGACCCACCGGCTGGCCCAGATCATCCGCGAGGTGGACGATCTGCCCGAGGCCACCGCCAATCTGGTGGCCGCACGCCTGATGGCCCGCCACATCGGCATCCCCGTGGTGCTGGAGCCCCAGGAGGATCAGATCCGCCTGCGGGAGCACCGGCTGATCCGCGATATTGACAATCTCCTGTCGGCCCAGAACCAGGCTCAGGTCACCCGGCTGGTTACCGCTGCGATCGTCTACCGACTGGGGAAGGTGGAGGCCTCCTGCGCAACCTGGACCGATGCCGACACCATGGGCCTGACGGAGGGCCTCCGCAATGCCATCTACAGCTTCATGCTGCGGGAGCAACGCGGCGGCGGTGAACCCGCTGATCCTGAAGCGGTCCTGCAGGCGATGGCCAACAGCCTGGGAAAGCCGAACCTGCCCCAACCGACTGGGGTGCCATCTTCTGGCGGCTCAACGATCTCTGGCCCCACAACCCCGCCTTCACCCGCGAGCGATTCGCCTGGTGCCCTGAACCCTTCATCTGGGCGGCGCTCAAAGAAGGATCCCGCCTCCTGAGGGAACGGCAGCACGCCGCAGAGCTGCCGATCGCCAACCTGCACGCCTGGTACGCCAACGCCCATCGGGACGCCGAAAAACGGGGCGAGCCGTTCACCACTGAGGACTTCTGCTGGTTCCTGCCACCCAAAGTGGGTGAGGAAGCGCCTTCCGGGCCACCAGCGGAGGCCGGTGCCGCAATGCTGGCCCTCTGCGAGCAACGCCAGGCGCCAGGGTTTGCCATGGCCTTCTACGACTCCCTCGCCACCGCCGGGGAAGGGACACCACCGCCCACACCGTTGGCCCTACTGGCAGAGGATGCCCTATTACTTGCCCCGGTTGAGCACCACGACGGCTGGCAAGGCCTGCTGCTGGCCGAAGATACCGCCGCCGGTCAGGTCCGCACCTTCAGGCTGGCGGATGATCCGCAGCAGCTGGTGACCCTACTCGTTCCATCTGCTCCCGATGCTGCAGCGCCAGCATGGGCGGCGGAAGACTCATGGCTGCCCATCGCTCAATCTCCCGATAGCAGCGATCCACGGCGTGAGCTGCTTCCTCCCAGCCCTCGAAGTATCCCAGGCTCCACCGGCGACCCTGCCACCACACTCGGGCCTGATACGGGCGTCGCTTGACGTGGGGGCAGTAACAGACGCCGCGTGGAAGGGAAGAATCCATGCCGGAGCTTTCCCCTTAAGCCACTGGCGGGGCTTAAGCCATCGGGAAACCTGCGGGGTAACGCACCGGCAAGACCGGCAAAATCATGCCCCAAACATGGGAACAGGCTTACGGGTTCAGGTTCTTCTTTGTGCCGATGAAGTCGGCCTCAGTGGATTTGACCCAGGTTGGCCTTGGCGGCCTTGGCTCCGGCAAGTTCATCGACAACACCACGCTGCAAAGCTCCAGCGCCACGGTGATCACCGCAGGGACCGGTGACACCTTTGCCCTGGGCGTCGGCACCAAGACCGTCACCAATGCCGCCCTGGCCTCGAACGTCGTCACCCTGACCTTTGCGGCAGCCCATGGCATCACGGTGGGTAAGCGCATTGCCGTCAAGGATTTGCCCTCGCCCTTTACCAGCCTAAACGGGTCGTATGTGGTGGCCTCGGTGACCACTTCCAGCCCGTTCACCCTGACCTATGCCCTGACCGCCAGCAACATCACTTCAGCCGCTGTGGCTGCCGGTTCGGTGGCCCCTGCGCTGCTGCTTGATGGCACCGATGCACCGTTCCGCCTGCTGGGGCTGAGCAACATCCAGCCCAACAACAGCACCAGCAAGGAAAGCGTCGTCATCTATGACGATGAGGCGGGCAGCTACGACACCCCGATCGCCACCCGCCGTTCCAAGGACTGGAGCCTGGAAGGCGCCATGAACTACTCAGATACCGCCTGGCGTGCCATGCGGTTCTGCGAGGAATACAACGTGGTTGAAAAGCTGATGGTGAAATACGCCGTCATCGGACCCAACAATGGCAAGCAGGTTGAGTACGGCTTCGGGTTCTTCGAGAGCTACCAGCCGGACCAGGCCGCCGGTGGGGTGATCAAATTCAAGGTGAGCCTGTCCGGTTACGGCAAGGTGGGCCTCGATCTGCTCTGATCATGGCGATCACGGTAAGGGGGGAGAAGTTTGAGGGTTACAACAAGCCCAAGCGGACCCCTCAGCACGCCACCAAAAGCCATGCCGTCCTAGCGAAGGAAGGCGATAAGGTCCGGCTGATCCGGTTCGGGCAGCAAGGGGTGAGCGGTGCTGGGAAACATCCCCGCACCGAGGCCCAGAAAGCCCGCCGCGCCAGCTTCAAGGCCCGCCATGCCGACAACATCGCCAAGGGCCCGATGAGTGC